AAATCAATATCTTGTGATATAGAACCACCTTCAGCACCACTAAATCTAACTGACTGATTTATTTCTCCGTAATCATTACCATCATAAGTAACATTACCATCTAATTCCCAGCCTTCCGTCTGGTTATCAAATGAGCCGTTATTTAGGATGTTTGTGGTTTCCTTTGCTTTGGCTATTTGAGTTGGTGTAATTACTAACGTTATAATTACGACCCAAGTAGTCAGGGTATCTAAGAATTTGTCCATAGTCATTTATATATCCCATCATTTTATAATACTTAATGGCCTCTGAGCCAATAAGAGCCTTTGAACCATCCCATATGCTACAGGGTGTACCACTATGGAGCATAGCAGACCAGACAGCTTTGCTACCTGCACACAAAATACTAATGCTGGCTACGGATAATCCTGCTTTACTCAAGCTGTTACTTAACTGTCTCCTCTCACAATGCCAATCCGTAAATGTTGTACCAGTAGATATACCAACGACTGAAGTTTGCACAGCCCCTACTACGGGAAAGCTGCATATCATCTGGCTGTATGACTGTACACCTGCAGAGATTGCAGAGGGTGGGGGTTGGTTTTTGTAATTTACTGTACTATCTGCTGCATAAGTAGTTATAGTTGTTATGACAGCTACTATGGTTATTATTAATAAAAATATAAAATTATTTGCCATTATTCTTCTTTTGTTCCCATATAAAATTTAATTGCTTCTTTATCATAGTCAGGTAATTCATTTATAATAGAAGCAGTTGCTTTAGCAACATTAGAGGCAGTTAGAACTTTACCAATACCTGCTTCACTTCTTTTAACTTGACTATTTAAGGCTAATAGCTTGTTAACAGCTCTTTTATTAACTGCTATTCTGCCAATAACTTCGGGTACTGCAAATATAGCAAAAGCAGGTATAATACCAACAGTTCCACCAGTAACTATACTACCAGATATTTGCAAAGCAGAACTTGTTTCCCTACTTCTTACTGCTAAAGAAAACATATCTTGCCCCGGCTGTTTAGCACTTTCTTCAGCTGCGTTAGCTAATTTTTTAAAATTATTATAGCCATCTTTACCTAATATTGCTTTTAATTTAGCTACTTCATTTGGTTTTTTATCTATTTGAGTAAGTTTACTAAAATATTTTTGTGGGTCAAAATCACCAGAAGTTTCCCCAAAAAAGTTTTTAATATAGCTTTGTCTTATCATTTGTTTTGCTTCTTCTGCTGATTGAACAGAAGTATTCATAGATAATTTTTGTTTTTTAGCAAGTTCAAAAGATGTGTCAATACTTTTCATCATAGCAGATATTTTTGATACATCATTATTAGCTAATAATAAATTACCCATTCTATGATAATTACCATTGTCAGCTTGAGTCACTATATTTTTATTAATTTTTGGTAATAAATTATTTAATGTTTCTCCATAAGCCTTGTTTATAGACCTATAATCTTTAGCTAAGTTTTTATTAGCAACATTTAAACTACTATCTATACTATTTTGAAGTTTTTTAGAAAATCTAGTTAATTCTCGTTCAACAGAACTGTTATAAGTTGGACTATTAAAATTACCAGCAGCACTAACATCTTTATTTATTTCTTTTTGAAAAGCAATTAATTTGTTTACAGATGAGTAAGGTAAAAATTGATTTTTAGCTTTTGAAAGACTTAGCTGACTTCCTATTAAATTGTTTTTTGTTTTTTCTATTACTTTTAATGACTCTTTAGATAATGTATTTATACCATCCTTACTTGCTTCTGCAACAAAATTATCCATAGTATTAACAATATTATCAATAGGTACATTTATATTTCCATAGTCATTAGCAATACGAGATAAACCAACATCATAACTAATTTGATTAAGTTTTTTACCTTCTTTAATAATATTCATCATTTCATCCCCTAATTCTTCAGAAGAGTTTCTTATTAAATTAGGATTAATACCATCAATTTGTTTTTCTATTTCTTTAATAACAATATTTTTATTAGTCTTTGCAATATCATCTATCCTTCTTCTAGATAGTAAACCCACAGAAGTAATAGTTTCTAAAATTTCTTTTGTTTTACTTGCCCTGCCAGTTTGTGACGGTAAGAGTGTACCACCACTTTCTTCTAAGAAAGCTTGTGTTCTTTGTAAAGACTCTAGAGTACCAGATGCCCCTACATCTTTTGGTAATTCAGGGGGGCTAAACTTTTTACGCTTTGTTTTAACTGCATGATATATTGGGGCTATAGATTTAAAAAGACCTAAAGTTGCTAAATCAAAACCTACACTCATACTAGCATCTTTTAATGCTTTGTTATAATCAGCTTCTCCTGTTTTATATTTAGAAGAGTTTGCAGAGCCAAAAAATACACCTAAAGCACCTCCAACTATACCACTTATCCCTAAAGCAAGAGGATTTTTAGTGTATTTAGCTACTGTTTTAAAACTAGTATAAGCCCCTCCTAAACCTCCGGGTATATCTAAATTTTTTTTAAACCATTCAGCAAATGCATTTGAGTCTTGCTCTTCTAGGGTTGTTTGTTCTAATGTTGTACCTTGTGTTGCAAAAAGCTCATCAATGTTTTGTAGTTCTTCTTCTGTTGGTACATCACCATCAATTTCTACTATACCCAAACCTTCAATATTTATTTGTCCCATTATTTAGTCCTATTTATTAATTAGCTCGTATTTACCAGTTTTTGGATTCTTTCTATATTTTTTAACAGTAGTATCTCCTTCTACTTCTATACCAAATTCTTTTGCCATTTGTTCTTTAAATTTATCTGAACTACTATACTTATTCCAAGCATCAATCATTCCACCTTCTCTTTTCATAGTACTTATATACTCAGACTTAAATTTATCTTTTTCAGATTGTATTTTAGATATTTTAGATAAGCCTTGTAAAAAACTAGCTATTGTTTGGGCATTAGCAGTTGGTTTTAAAAACCCTTGCATAACTAATTCTACGTCTTTATCGGAAGCTGCACCGGGAGGTAGGTTAGATAAAGTTCTATCTGCTCTAATTTTATTAAATTGAACTTTTAATACAGAAACCGCATCTTCTGCACCAGCAAATTCTTTAAATGCATCTATAGCTTTTCCTCTTATACCACCAACTGCATCTTGTTCTTTAAATCCTTTAGCTAAATCTTCCATTCTAAAAGCTTCCTCTCTGTTCTTAAAAGAGCTATCCGTAAAACTACTTACTCGTTTAGTTAAGGATGATGGTAATTGACTTAATTCTACTATTTCTTTATCAAGCTCTTTTACTGATTCATACACACCCCTGTTCAAAAGGTCTTCCCTTTGTTTTATTTTACTGCCTAATATATCGTTAGGGTCTAAAGGAATATTAGAATATACTTCTTTTCTATTCTTTTTAGATTGTTCCGCCATACGAAGTGCAACATTCCTATATTGTACAGCAAGTTCTGGTCTCCCAGCCTTATCTAAAAGTTGAGCTGCCTCATAGTTACCTTGTGCAGTACTTTTATCAATATTGTCAAACTGTTCTTGTAAAGCTTCATTTTCTTTTGCTTGAGTTAAAGCGGGGTCTTCATATCCCATTTTACTAAGTAAACCTTTACTTGCTGCTTTACCAAAAGCAGTACCAAAAGCAGTTACCCCATAATTATCACCTGTAGTTTTTGATAACCTTTGAGCTAATTGTTTAGTTTCAGCCATTTCTTGTCTTCTTAAATCTTCGGTATTTAAACCAAATATATTTTTAATCATTCCTGCCATTTTAATATCTCCAAATAATATTTAACTAAACAACCTAGTTCCAAGTGCTTTTCCTAATGGCCCACCTGCACCTGCTAGTATAGAACCAAATAGTCCACCACCACCCCCACTTGTAGCTGGTGTACCTGCTCCGAATGCCCCAGCAGTTGCACCAGCACGAGCTTGTTCTAATCCAGCAGCTTGACCGATTAAACCTTGTTCTATACCTAATATATCTTGATATGTACCCATACCAGCCCCTAGACCACCTAATAAATTAGCTAATCTTTGTTGTTCAGCTTGTCTGTTTAATTCATATATTCCAGTTTGAATACCATAATCTTGTAATTGTTCTGCAGTAGCTAATCGTCTAGCTTCAGGCCCTAACTCAGTTAATGCCCTAGATTGTGCTAAACCTAATCCGTAAGCATCAGGGCTAACCATTCCTGTACCTGCCCCAGCACCTGCTGCTCCACCTGCTAATTGTAAACCTAAACGACCTGACCCAAATAAATCACTTCTTAATTGTTGTCTTTGTCTTTCTAATTCAGGTTGTAATAGAGCAGTTTGCTCTTGTAATATTTGTTGCTCCCTTGCTCTTAAATCGTCACCCGTATAATCAAATGTAGGGATAGGGGCTTGTGCCTGTTCTAAGTATTGAGAGAGTAAGGGGCTAGTCGCTAGTAACCCTTGCTCGTACAACGCTTGTAATTCGGGGGTTAGTTCTTGTTCAAATCTAAACCCTTCTCCCTCTCTAGTGCCTGTTGCTGTACCTGCTAAACCTGTATATGTAAACGGTTCAAACTTAGCTCCGGGTGCAGCTTTAGCTGGCTGTGCCTTTTCTCCACCTAATATTTTTCCTATACTACTACCCATTTTTTATCTCCTTAGTTTTATTTCGTTTTCTCCAGACCTGATGTAACAAACCATCTAGGCCCATCTCTGTGCTATATAATTCAAATTTGTACATTTCTAAAAATTTCCTATGTTTGTTATCATCAGTATTTTCATGTAAAGCATATACATCTTGTTTGTATAATCTTAGTATTAAATCTAAACTGTGTTGTAAATCTTTCCTTGTTTTCTTATTCCATTTGTAAACATCACAATGTAAAAATAATTTGTCTTTGTACTGCTCTGTAAATATTGTATAATCTTTATAAAGTATTACAGGTACTTTCATTAAGCAGTTCTCTTCCACATATATACAACTATGTAAGGTTGTAAGTTAGCATTTGTACCACTAGAGCCAGCTGATGCTATAGATGTAGCAACAGTAACTCCTGTTGTTTTAGTTTCTGTAAAACCTTGACCATCAGTTCTTAAACCATTAGGGCCATTAACACTTCCACTTTCACCGTATTGTGGGAACTCTGTACCTTGAGCAGATAAATGTTTGTGTCCGGGGTCAGTTACTGTAGAGGTTGCTGTATGGGTATGACTTACTACAATAGCATCTGCACTACCACCTGTTTCTTCTAATGTATCAAATGCTGTATCACTACCATCTATACCTACTAAAGTACGCCCTGTACCAAATGCTGTCCAAGTACCAAATCCTAATAAAGTTCCCGGATTGGTAGATACTCCTGCTTGTGTATATATAGTTCCTACTGGGAATAAAGCTGCCTTAGTTGCAGCAACTGCAGTATCAATCGCATCTTTTATAAATGCTGTTGTACCTATTTGTGTTGAGTCTGTACCTGCAGTAGCTGTTGGAGCTGTTGGTGTACCTGTTAGAGCAGCATTATTAGTATCAGCTTTACTGTTTACTGCTGTCTGTATGGCATCAAATTCATCATCTATCTCTGTACCTTTTACAATCTTATTTGCATTACCTGTAGATAACGCATCCTTTGCTGCAAAGTCTGTTGTTTTTGAATAATTACTCATTATATAATCCTACCCTGTTTAGTGTAAATGTCTAATTTTTGAACGCTTAATAACGCCCCATCTATTGTTGTTTCAATACCAAGTTGTACTATTGAACCTGAACCTGCTACTGAAGAATCAAGTCTTTCCAAAGAAATACCTGATTGATATTCTGCTACTGTTGCTGCATTACTTCCGTATTCAGCTATTCCGTATTCTGATACTGCTGATTGACTTAAAGTAAATGGAAAACTAAAATAATTAGTTGTATAATCAAAACCACACTTTAAAGTAAATGGTTGTGATGAACTTCCAATAGCTGTAACTGCTGCACGTTTTAATAATTTAATTATATTAGGTGCATTAAAGTCAAAGTGATTAGTAAAGTATGACATAGTATATGCACTACCATTATCATTGTAACCACTATACTCAGCTATACCATCTGTTTGTGTTAGATACATAACTTTACTAGTAGCATCATAAACATAATCAGTATGGTCTAAATTATTCCAAGTAGTTACCCTTAGTGAAGCATCTTCTAAAGCACCTCTAGTATCAAATACAAATACTTGTGTTGCTTCCGGTAAACTAATTAAATAAAAAGCTTCTTCAGGAAAGTAACAAGATTTTACTAAACTTAAATCACTTTCTCTGTTTACAATATCCATAAATGTATCTCTAATATTTTTAGATAAATCATTCATTGGTTGTGATTTTTCTTGTATTACTCTACCTAATGAACGTAATCCAGTAGCCGATAAAAATATAATATCATCTCCTATATTTTGTATACTGTCTCTAGCAATACACCCAACACCTTCTATAACTTCTACTAAATGTAAAGTATTTACATCAAAACTTCCTTGAAAACTATCTCGGTCAGAAAATATAATAATATTATTTTTACAAAATACAATTAATCTACCATTATGACCACCTAACCCTGTAATAATATCTTGACCTTTTGGTAGTATGCCCGATATATTTAATGTACCTGCACTACCTGTATTCCATTCTACACCATTTAATAAATTACTAAAGTATACTGTAGTCTTATTATTTACTGTATCAGCAGCCCATAAACGACCAAATTCAGAAACAACAATATTAGCTTCTGGAGCTGTACCTGTATAGTCAGCGTGTTGGTCTACACTTTTAAATTCATTAGGTGTAGTTTCATTTGTATAATATAAAGGTTTATAATCTCTTTGAAAGAAATATGCTCTATCGTTTAATGTAGCACTACTCCAATTACCAGCACTAATAGTATCAGTAGTGGTAGGGGTGCGTTCTGTTAGTGTAGTTAGCCCTGTATAAAATTTAGTACTAGACCAAGACACTAAAGTATTAGTTCCTGCTATATCTAAAAAAGGGTGCATACCTTTTAAATTAACATCTGTACCACCGGAAGTAGTACGGTATGCCCAACCCTTTCTTGCCCCTAGTCTGCCAAACTCATCTATAATACAATTATTAGCTTCTAAAGCAAAACTAGGGTCATTAGCTACACTAGACTCTTGGGTGTTTAAACCTAAAAATGCTGGGGCTACTAATGATGCTGTTAATAAATTTTTTGCCATTATACTGTACTCACTATAAATGGTAATTCTTCTACAGTAAGGATACAAGATACTCCTGTAGACCCCGCACTTCCTTGTATTGTAGTTCCCGACTCAAGCATTACATAACCACCATTTGATTCTAATTGAATAAAATCACCTGACCCTAAAGATTTAGAACCAAGCACTTTAATTGTTACTCCGTTACTAATTTGTAATACTACATTACTAATTGTAGAACCTGTACCATTAGAGACAAAAGCTAATACCCATTTTGCTCTTATATTATCAGGAACTGTATATAATGTAGCAATACTTGTTGGTAAGTTTTCTGTTAGTATACTTCTAGCTTTCATACCAAAGACTTTCCTCCGGGTGTTTAGCTGCATCTAAAGCTATAGCATCTTGTAAAGCATTATTTGCTCTAGCATATGCACTTGTTGTAGTAGCACCACCATCTTCGCCTCTTTCTTCTACAGCTAGTGCATAAGCTAATAGTTCAATAGGTTTAGTTGGTACGCTAAAAGTATCTGCATCATTTTCTAATTCTGCACTTCTTAATATTACATTAAAATAAATTGTATAAGCTCCATCAGGTATTGGATATAAATCAACTTGTGTATCCCCGTCAGAACTTATACCGTTAAAACAATAGTAATAGGGTGAGCCTGTTGCTGGTTCTGTATTTAAAAATAAATTATTAAAATCATGTGAACTTTTTTGTTTTAAGAAAAAATCATCAGTTTGATTTATAACATCTAATACTGTTAATCTATTCTGTGTACCATTAAGTTCATAATTAAATATACCATTGGAAGTGGTAGCTGTTAGTGTATTACGAAGTCCTGACCAATGCCAAGCATTCTCTACATCTATTAAAGCATCATTAACTAACACCCCTATTAGTTTAGAGTATGTTGTTTCATCTACAGATGCTACAGTTCTTTCTCTTAATCGTTTTAAAATATTATTTACTACTTGTAAGTATGTCATTTTATATTCCTATGTTGTACGGTACTTTCTTACTTTCTTTGCTACCTTTTTAGGTTGTGCTACAAACTGTTTACCTTTCCTATTACCTTTTGCTTTAGCAGCATTAGTAGCTCTTTTCTCAGCGGGTGTTAAAGCATTCCAAGCTGCATCCGGTAAGTATCTTCTTTTACCATTACTAGGTTTACCGCTGGATGTTCTCCACTTTTGCCTAGTCCACTTGCTTAAACTTTCTTGGCTTTTACTTTTAGCCACGATAGCCACCACCTTTAGCTTTATATTGTTTAGCTAGCATTTGAGCTTTACGAGCTGACCATTGTCCGGGCTTACCACCCTTACTACCTGCTTTAATTTTGTTAAAAAGATTTTTACGCATAGTAGGTTTAGTATAATTACCTGCTTTATTTACTGTACTTTTTCTTGTTTTCTTTTTTACCATTTTACTTTATCCGCCCAGTAAGCTGCTGACATTTTTCCTTTAGCTATATTTCTACCATGTCTAGCTTTAAATGATTTTCTTTTTGCTTTCATTCTAGCTGACTCCCCTGATTTAGGTTTACCTGCTGTACTAGCCCCTTGTTGTCCAAATCTTATGGTCTTTACTTTATCACCTTCTTTAGCAACGACTACATGAGATTTCTTAGGGTGGTTAGGGGTACGTTTAGGTTTATTAAAACCACTAACTCCTGCTCTTGTTAATCTACTATCTTTTTTCATAATTTATGTGGCATCCTTCCACGAAAGTATAGTCTACGGTATTGCCCATTAATTTTTCTATCAGGGTGTGCCGCCATTATTTTTGCAAGTTTATACATATTGCCTCCTCTTATAACTTAGTTATACCACCAAAGCTAGATAACCATACTATTAAGCTTATAGAAACAACACCCATAATCCACATTAGTTTTTTAGATACACTTTTACCTACTTCAGCATATACTTTTTCTAATGCCCTATTAGCTGCTTTTTCTGCTATCCTATCTATGTCAGCTTCAGTTAAACATTTTTCATTTTCTTTCATTAATTATCTCCTAGTCTTTAGGGTATTTATCTTTAATTGCTTTGATGTCTACTTTCCAAGCATCAATACCATCATGATAAATCTTATCTAGCTGGTCTACAACAGATGGATATTCAGCATTTCGTTTGTTTTTATATTCTTGATTTGCTGTAAAGTCAGCATTTACATCTGCCATATTTATAGAAACTTCATTACCATCTTTATCAAAAGCTATATAAACACCATCTGTTTCTTTTATACTAACAACAGTAGCATAAAGTTTATAAATAGAATCAAATTTACTAACTATCGGTGGTGTATTCATGCTGCTATCTCCATTAAAGTAATACCTATACTACTGTTGGGATGTCTAGGATATATAGTTGAAGCACTCTCTGCCCTTGAGTACCAAGTATAAGTTACCGCAGAAGTAGTGTTTGGAGAATCTACAAACTGAACTCCAACATAGCCCCACTCCGCATTACTACCACCTTTAAATACTAAACCATAAGTATTACCACCACTTAAATCTGTTGTAGCTCCTCCTGATATAATTCTATATATTGTATTTTCTATTTGACCTAATCCATCATTTTGCATTCCTATAAATGCACTTACATAAATTTTACTATTAGATGCACTTGGGGTAATAGATAGGGTTGGTAATACAGAGTCTGTAACATAGCTAGTACTTGTTGTAGAAAAACCACTACTAGTTGTATCAAGATTATTTACTACTTGAATTATATTTCCCGGTTTTGGATTAACTGTTGTAAGCATTTCACCAGTTGATGCTGGTATTGTTAATGTATTAGTTCCAGCAACTGCTGGTACGGTAATCGTTACATCACCTGAAGTGCTACCTTTTAATTTAATACTACTCATTAGTCTGCCTCCGCTATGGTGTTACCTTCTGCTACCCATGCTTGTACTGCTTGGTAGTGTCTGTTCGTTGTATCTATTGGAACTGACCAAGTTTTTCCATCAATAACAACTTCAATAGATGTGTTAGTGTCTGTTGCTATATCTTTATAATATTTTGCTGATGTAATTTCCATTATAACTCCGATTCAAATGCTATTTGAGCCGATGCACTTCCTGTTGCTATAACTCCACCATGACCTTGTGTGCCTGACACATTTGTTGTAAAGTCTAATCCTGCACAAGTTGTACTTGCTCTTACTAATGCAAAGTCATCACAAGCATCAGCAGTATTGTTTGCAAGTATATTATAAAAATTACTTCCTACTTCTTTATCTACTGATGGTGCTGACCTCATGGTTACAGGGAAAGGTATATTCGTAGCAAATAAATTAGCATTGTAATATCCACCTGCTGCAAAGTTTTTACTGTTCTCATTGACTAACATAAAATAATACCTCTGACATCTAGCTAAAATATCACCAAACGATTCATGTTGGAAGGGAGCTATGCTGTTAGCATCAAACTCGCCTACTTCTAGTTGTACGCCTGTTATGTACCAATCATTACTTGTGCTGTCTGCTAAATTAACAACACCAACTGCTCTATTTGCTTGAGTTTGAGATGACCAAGTTGTATTTAATGTGCCACTAGAATAAGTTGTACCAGCAAGTAACCAAAAAAACATATGTAAACTTGCACTATTATCATTATCAAAAGCTCCTGTGGTATCAGCAGGAAAACTTAATACTTTCTTCTCCCAAGTATTAGCACTTGAAATAGTATAAGCTTGAGATACAGACCTTGTATTATCTTGGTCTTCAAGCTCAACAATATAAGTTCCAGTTTTTGCTGACTTAACCCAAAAAGATACAGTAAATGCTTCTGCACTAGATGTTCCTTTTTTAAATAGTTGTAAGTCTTGCCCTTCAAATCTCATTTGGTGTGTCATAAAAGACCCAGCAGATAAACTACCATTTGCAGTTGTGCAATCATACTTCATTGAGTTACGAAATCCTGAACCTGTTGGAGCATCAGCTACTTGAGAAATAGTCCAAGTTCCACCTGTGCCTATATCTGTTAACCATCTATCACAAGTAAAATAATTACTACCAGTTTGACCTGTAACACTTGTAGCCCTTTGAGCAACCTGCATATCACCATTAATGATAAGTGGTTTAGCACTTCTTCTATCTAAGACTGCTGTGTTATCTGCTACTGTGCCATGTAATGTTAGTGCCATTATTCACTCTCCAATGCTGTTATTCTTGCTTCAAGTTCTTGTATAGTTTTAACCAATAATGGTACAAGTTTGCTTTGGTCTATACCTTGATAATCAGGATTACCATCTTCGTCAACTGCATCTTGTGTTCCTGTTATTGCTTCTGGAACTATACTTGATACCTCATGTGCTATAAATCCATCAACTAATGTATTAGTATCATCTGCTATAAAATTAAATCTAGCTGGTTTTAATTGTTTTAATCTTGTGGTTGCATCCCAAGTATAAGTTACGTTTTCTTTTAATCTGTAATCAGATGAAGTATTAAAGGCTGTAGATGATGCAGCTACAGATATACTTCCTACAGCAGTTCCACCATTTCTAAATTGTTGTATTGTGCCAGCACTAGTTCTACTTTGATAATTAATACCAGAAATATCCCATCGCCAAGATGTTTGACTTGTTGCTACACTTGTTGAGCCGTTAAAATATACTTTACCATCATTACTAAATTTAACTCGTTCAGTATCAGTACCGCTATCTCTACGCTTAAAACTAAATGAACCATCACCGTTATCTTGGTCTAAAATATAACCATGATTACCTGATGTTTGTTTTAAAAATATATTGTCTGATGCTGCTTCAACAGTTAATGTTTTATCAGGGCTGCTAGTGCCTATTCCTACTTTACCATCACTTGCCATGTGAATTTTAGTTGTACCATTGGCTTGTATGTCTACTTCACCACTAGTATCCGATATTAACTTTAAACCATCAGTTGTATCTGCATTAATTTTACATGTCATAAGATTACCCATCTTTGTCCACTAGGGACGGTTACGGTTACACCACTAGCTATTGTCATAGGTCCTACACTCATTCC